CTACTCCGGATAAAACTTTTCCGATTCCCTCAGCAGGACTAAGTGCTTTATCTGCGATATCATAAAGTTTCTTTAACCCCCATACAAGTCCGACTCCGATTCCACCAGCTACTACATTGTCCCAATCGATGCTTTGTAATCTATTAAGCATGTCCGAACCAAGAGTTTTAAAGAAATCGACGATCTTGATTCTTCCGGATATAAGACCGTTCCATAAACCAGAAAGAGTATTCTCGCCTACTTTTTCCATCTCTTTGGACGGCGAATGAATCCCCAATACT